CACAGCACTAGGATGGTTCTTGTGTGTTGCCTTATACATCTCATGTTCATTAGCAAAATCATCACCATCTAATACACGGTGGGCTGTAGACAACATCTGTGCTGACTCTAGTATCATCTTAACATTATGCTTATCACACATCATTTCCGATATCTCTATCGGGTCCTCATGTAAGTAAAAAATATTCATTCTATTTCCTGTGCTTCTATATACAACGATTTTAACAATATATTCAATTTATTTTTATCTATCGATTTACTATCAATCTCACCTACATACTTTTCTAGTAACGTAAATGTATCTTCTATATCTTCTAGTTCACCATCTGCAATTGCATCTGGCGTCAAGTCACTAAAGTCTTCAACAATCTTTAACTCAAGAAACTTACCTTCATTATAACATCTTTCAATGAATCTGTCAAATGTATAGAAGTCTGTTTTCTGGACTACAAATATTTTTACATATGTGTTTTCATATTCAGATAAATCCATATTGAGCATTTCATCACAACTATGGCCGTCATCATAGAATATCTTTCTGAATAGTCGATTAGGATTCTGATAAAATTCAAACTCTCTTGTATCGGTATCATAGATATGAAAACCCTTTGCAGTATTGTAATCGTTCCATGTTATCTCATACGGCGCACCTAGATAACGTATATGGCCATCGTCTTGTTGTGCATGATAGTGACCAGAGAATACACGCTCATATCGATTAAAGATATCACGATCTAATCCATGGTCGCAAACAAGACCAGGCATTATCTCATTACCATTAACCTCAAGATGACCCATGGCAATATCTGCCTTTGCTGTATTGATAACATTTATAGATTCTGCATAATGAGCTGATGCTATCCAAGGTATGAATAAAATATTACTACCACCTATTTCTACTACTTGAGGAACATCTTCATAGGTTGTAATATTATCATACTCAGCACAAGTCAATGAGACAGAATTGACCTCATTAGTATTCTTATAATAGCAATCGTGATTACCAACTAACATATGAACTTTGAAATCCCGGGCGGGTTCAAAGAACATTTCTTTAGCTAGTTTAAGAGATAGAAAATTAGTGTACTTGCGCCGATCAAACACATCCCCCAAATGAATAATCGTGTCAACCTTTTCCCTTCTAAGTATAGGGAAAAAAGTTCCTCGGTAGAAGCTGGTTTGGAAGTTCGCAAAGGAAACATTGTCGTTTTTACCGCCGTAGTGTGTGTCTGTTATAATCGCAACTTTCATTATTTATCAATCTTGGTGAAATGTATACTTATCAATCATATCTTCAAACTGCTGTTGGTAGTCTGATTCATTATCATGAGCCTGGACCGCAATGCGGGATTCAATATTAGATTCCTTTAACATTTTTTCTTTTATCATTTGTTGCTTCTTTTCTTTAGTTATTCTACGAACAAATGCATAATAAATGATCTGTGTAAAATAGGCGAAAGGATTAGATGACTTTTCTGGATCAAACCTATCTATATACTGCAAACAGTTTTCTATACCATCAGAAATCATTTCTTCCCGATAGGTATAGTTAATAAAGTTTGGTCTATATGATAGATGGTTTGCAATCTTTAGAATACACTCACCCAAATAATTAGTAATTTGGGGTGGTGGTTCACCAACAGATTCAGCTTCTTTTATTAATGTCTTTCTTTCTACAATCGCTTGCAGAAATTCTTTATTATTTACATAGTGAATTGTTTTTTTCTTAGCCATCGGATGTTCCTCATTTTACATAATCTCCGAATAGACCTGTAATGACTTCTACAGCATCGGAAAGATTTTCTAGTCTCCAAGAAGCATTATGTTTGATAAGAGGATGTTCCATATATTGTTCATCGTCGGACACGACAATCAAAGGTTTTCTCAAACCGATTGCCCAACCAATCTCAATAATAGTTCCGATAGATGGTCGCCTATCGTTCATTACTTTAGGTAGATATGCCAATACTAAATCACATGACTCTGTATCAAGCCAGTTCTTTGCATTGATAGCACGAGCATCAGACCACATAGGATCTGTTGCACCCACATCTGTATATGTCATACCCTCTTTAACAGGCTCACATCGTAAAGGAGAAATACCTACAATACCATAGGGTAATATTTCCTGTACTCCGTTTCGCCATTCAGTTGCTTCTTGTTCGTTCAGTCCAGCAATTGGGCCTGCAAGATATATATACTTTTTTAACATAATAAATGCCTTTTTTGTTTAGACATCTATTAAGCTAACACATCCTCTAGGTATTGTCAAGCCCCACAGCTTTCCAATCTGTATTATTCCAACCAACATCTCTTTCTAGGTTTACTGCGTGTGCTTTAACTAAGGATCCTATATCGTTTATTAGGATCCTACCGGTATCTGCCATGCCCATAATAAGCATATCAAAAGGAATACCTAGTCTACGGAGTTCTGATTCTGTTCGTTCTCTTACTGACTCACGACGACCTGTAATAAGAATGATGTTATGTCCTTGTGCTTCCCATTTCTTCATTCTTTTAAACACACCGGGCAGTATCGTGTGTTCCTTTTCATATACATCCTTATGACCACCACTCATATACTTGGTTAATGTTCCATCTACATCACATATAATTGTCTTCATTTTTTATCCATAAAATAGCTTGACATATTCTCAGATCCATGATATACTAAAGCAGTGTCTCCGAGAGAAAGAGAATAGTATTTTAATGTACTATCTTTTTAGTCGGTGTATGAGTCATTCTTGGGTCTTCATCACGTCCCATTAGTTCTTCTTCAGTTGGAGTATTCTCTTCCATAATAGCTGACAACCTATCAATGTTAGTACGAATTTTATCCATAATATCATCATCACTACTGTCCTTATCAACTTCGATACCAGATTCTTCTTTAGCTTTATTAGAAATCATCCTATAGTAAACGATTACTTCCGGTGCTAGATTCCCCCAACCTAATATCTTTTCTTTATTGATAACAAACTTAACATCATTAGTAAAGTTTACCCACCTCTGTAAGCCTGTATGCTCAACGATGTGATCAGGACGATCATAGGTGTGTTGTCTAGTAACAGACATAGGACATTCTACAACAAGAGCATCAGAGTACTCTTGAAGAATTTTACATAGAACATCATCACCATTGATCATCTTAATGACTTTATATGGTGAGTCGTTGTTAACATCTTTGTCTGCAAATTCCATCATGACTATTTATCTTTCAACTTAACTGGTACTATGTCGTAATCAAATCCTTGCTCATTATAGATGTTTATTCTCTCAGAGAAATGATTTAATGTATAGTTACTCTTATTATTATAACTCAAATCGTCTGATAAGTCAAATATATTAAGTTGTTCTTTATCACCAGCTAATCTCAACCCACGACCTATAGATTGTAACACTTTTATTTGAGATTTATAAGGACTAGCAAATATAATGTTATGTATTCTCTTAATGTTTACCCCTGTAGAAAATGTACCATACGATGCAACAATGACACAGTTATCATTTTTCTCTACAAGCTCTCGTACCTTCTCTCTATCATCTGTGGGGGTAGCACCATAGATTAAATATATGTTTCGTTCTTCCCCACAGTTATCAACAATCATACTACATAAAGGAACCAATTGTTTTTCTATGTATTGTGCTAACACCAGAGAGTTACCTTCTAAGGAACAAGTTAGATTTCTTATAAACAGATTTCGTTTAAGATGTGTAGATAAGTACTCCATTTCTTGTTGATAAGTTTTACCCTTCATTAACATTCTATTTTGTTTGGTGTGTTCCAATACAAGACAGCGAATATGAAGGTTAGATAATTCTTTTCGTTCTATAAGTTCTGATGTAGTGGTGACTTGTTCATGTACCGTAAACAATCCTTCCAGTACTAGACGATGAATCTCAGTACCGTCTAATGTACCTGTAAGACCTATACGATATTTACAATCATGCAACTTTGTCATTATACCTGTTAATGATTTTGCTTTTGCTAAATGAGCTTCATCTACAAAGACTGCACCGAATTGACTAAAGTATCTTTTGTCTAATTTATAAATTGATTGCCATGTGGAGATGGTAACTTCTCTACTTGTATTTTTATCTTTACCAGCATACAATCGGTGACAATGTTCATCAGGAAACCAACCATAGTCTGCAAAGTCTGAATACATTTGCTCAACCAAACTGGTTGTAGGAACAACAATAAGAATTTTTTTATCTGTGAATTTTTGAATGTAGTACCTTACTAGAGAGTAAATAATAAATGACTTACCACTACCAGTAGGGGAAAGAATAAGACCACGACCAGACTCCAAAACACTGTGTACAGCATCTATTTGGTAATCTCTTGCTCTGAACTTTCCTTTCTCAATCGACCGGACAAATCTTTCGGTAACTTTTTTATCCAGTTTCTTAACACCAAAATCACCTTCATATTCGATTTCGTAGCCTTGCTCCTTGAGAAACTTCTGGACATAA